CGCGCGACAAGCACCCGGAGTGGAACGGCGAGCGGACCAAGATGGTCTATACGTTCCCGACCGATGAAACCTTGTGGAAGAAGTACGCGGAACTCCGCGCTGCCAGTCTGCGTGAAGGGCGTGAGGGCGTTGAGGCGACCGAGTTCTACCGCGCCAATCGCGAGGTGATGGACGCGGGTTCGCGCGTGGCGTGGCCGGCGCGGTTCAATCACGACGAGTTGTCCGGCCTCCAGCACGCGATGAACCTGCGGCTCCAAGACGAGGCCGCGTTCTTCGCGGAGTACCAGAACGAGCCGCTCCTTGAGGAGGTCGCCGGCGATGACGAACTGACCGCTGACCAGATCGCCGGGAAGTTCAACCGGCGTGGTCGTGGCGAGGTGCCGCTGGGGTGCGGTCGCCTCACCGCCTTCATCGACGTGCAGGGAAGTCTGCTCTTCTGGGTCGTGTGCGGGTGGGAGGACGACTTCACGGGCTACGTTCTTGATTATGGTGCGTGGCCGGACCAGCGCCGTCCGTATTTCACGCTCCGCGAAGCCAACCCGACGCTGGCGATTGCCACTGGCGCGGCGGGAATCGAAGGCGCGATTTACCAGGGGCTTGAGAAGTTGACCGCCGTGATCCTCGGGCGCGACTGGCCGCGCGACGACGGTGCGGTCTTGCGGGCCGAGCGGTGTCTGATTGACGCCAACTGGGGAACCTGCACCGATGTCGTGTACCAGTTCTGCCGCGAGTCGGCGCATGCTTCGGTGGTGACGCCCTGCCACGGGCGGTTCGTCGGCGCGTCGAGCCAGCCGTTCAGCGAATACAAGCGACGCCCTGGCGACCGCGTCGGGCACCACTGGCGCATCCCCAACGTGCAGGGAAAGCGCGCCGTCCGACACGTCCTGTTCGACACCAACTTCTGGAAATCGTTCGTGCAGGCGCGACTCGCGGTTCTGCTGGGTGACCGTGGATGCCTGTCGCTCTTCGGCGACCGGGCCGAGACGCACCGGCTTTTCGCAGACCACCTCACAGCCGAGTACCGCGTGAAGACCGAAGGACGCGGCCGCACTGTGGACGAGTGGAAGATCCGGCCCGAGCGCAGCGACAACCACTGGCTCGACGGCGTCGTTGGCTGCGCTGTGGCCGCGTCGATGCAGGGTTGTTCTTTGCCGGGCACGGACGTGAAACCCGCACCCAAACGCGAGCGCGTGAGTTTCCGTGAGCTGCAACGGAAGAAGCGGTCATGAACGAGACGCAATAGACGAATTACCAAGTCAGCTCTGCCAGCGTTTGATCACGGCCAGACAACATTTCTGAACTATTCACGTCACTTTTGCGTCAAGTGTCCCGGCATTTGAAAAGGTCTATTGATAGAGGGCCACACGGGTCCTCGATGAGGGGCCACCGATGCCGGACGACCTCGACGAAACCATCGAGCAGAACGCGAAAGGACCGGCGAAAGCCTCGGGCGATGCCGGCTCTGTTGAGCAGCACCCGCTGCCCGACCAGATTGAGGCCGACCGCTACCTCGCGTCCAAGGAAGCCGCCAAGCAACCGCAGCGCGGGCTGCGGTTCAACAAACTCGTACCGCCGGGAGCCGACTGAGTGTTCCGCTGGCTCGCCAACCTCTGGAGCGCTAAGCCGTCGCGAGCCGGTCGCGGACGGATCGTTCGTGTCGTTCGCGGTCGCTACGACGCGGCGGTGACGACCGACGACAACCGTCGGCACTGGGCCAACGCCGACGGGCTGTCCGCGAACGCAGCCAATAGCGCCGAGGTACGGCGCGTGTTGCGGAACCGCGCCCGGTACGAGGTGGCCAACAACAGCTACGCCCGCGGGATCGTGCTGACGCTCGCCAACGACGTGGTCGGCACCGGCCCGCGGCTGCAAATGCTCACCGAGGACGGCGCGGCTAATACGCGGATCGAGCGCGCGTTCGCGGCGTGGGCGAGGGCGATCGGCCTGCCCGAGAAGCTCCGCACGCTCCGCATGGCGCGGGCCGAGTCGGGCGAGGGGTTCGCCGTCCTGACGAGCAACCCGAAGTTGCCGACGCCGGTGCAACTCGACCTCAAGCTCGTTGAGGCCGACCGGGTTTGCACTCCGGACGTGAAGGCTGCCTCGACGGGCGGCGTGGACGGGATCGTCTTCGACGCGGCGGGGAACGCGGTCGAGTACCACGTGCTGAAGGACCACCCCGGCGACAGCGCGGCGCGACTGTTCCTCGAGTACGACCGCCTGCCCGCGTCGTCGGTCATCCACTGGTTCCGGGCCGATCGGCCGGGTCAAGCCCGCGGCATCCCGGACATCACGCCGGCGCTGCCACTGTTCGCGCAACTGCGGCGGTTCACGCTCGCTGTGATCGCCGCCGCCGAGACGGCCGCGGACTTCGCCGGGATCCTCTACACCGACGCGCCGGCCAGCGGCGAGGCGGACGCGGCCGAGCCGTTCGAGCCGATCGAGCTGGAGAAGCGGGCGCTCGTGACCATGCCCGGCGGCTGGAAGATGAGCCAGCTGCAAGCCGAGCAGCCGGCCACCACGTACCGGGAATTCAAGCACGAGATTTTGAACGAGATTGCCCGCTGCCTGAACATGCCGTTCAACGTCGCGGCGGGGAACTCGTCGGGCTACAACTACGCGTCCGGCCGGCTCGACCACCAGACCTACTTCAAGGCGATCCGCGTCGAGCAGACGCATCTCGAAGCCGTCGTCCTCGACCGCATCCTCGCGGCGTGGTTCGACGAGGCCACGCTCATTCCCGATCTTCTTCCGACCGACCTCGGTCCGTTCGCCAACTGGCCGCACCAATGGTTCTGGGACGGTCACGAGCACGTTGACCCCGCCAAGGAAGCCACCGCTCAGGCGACCCGCCTGGCGAACCTGACCACCACGCTCGCCGACGAGTACGCACGACGCGGTCTCGACTGGGAGGCCCAACTGCGCCAGCGCGCGAAGGAACTCGCGCTCGTGACGGCGCTCGGGCTGACTCCGACCCAAGCTCAACCGACCACGCCTTCAGAGGAACCCGACGATGCCGAAGACGCTGTCGCCACACCGGCCAGTTGAGCAACCGAGTTCGCCACGCGCGATCAACCTCGAAGCCACTGCGACCATCCACCTGGAGGCGGCTGGAAGCGATGGTGCCACGCCGCTGCCCCGATTCCGGATGGTCGCCTACACCGGCGCGCCGATGCGTGTCGCGGGTTGGCGGCATCCGGTGGTTCTCGACCTCGCGGGGATCGCCATTCCGTCGCAGGCGCGGCCGATCCGCTTCGGGCACGATCCACTCGCCGGCGTCGGTCACACAGACGCAGTGCGGGTTGAGGACGGACAACTCGTCGCCACCGGGATCGTCTCCCGCGACACGCCCGCCGCGCGCGAGGTGGTGACCTCGGCCAAGAACGGCTTCCCGTGGCAGGCATCCGTCGGAGCGTCGGTCGAGGAGTTCGAGTTCGTCAAGGAGAACCAGCAAGTGCTGGTGAACGGCCAGACCTTGAGCGGCCCGCTGAACGTCGTCCGCAAGGCGACGCTCGGCGAAATCAGCTTCGTCGATCTCGGGGCCGACGGCCGAACCTCGGCCAGCGTCGCCGCCAATCAGAACACCGGAGACACATCCGTGCCGAACGAAACCGAAACCGACTCCGAACTGACCGCCGAAGAGGTGCGGGCACGAGCCGTAGCAGAGACGAACCGGATCGCCGCCATTCGCCGTATCTGTGCCGGCACGCTCCCCGAACTCGAAGCCCGCGCGATCCGCGAGGGGTGGGACGAGACGCGCACCGAACTGGAGAAGATGCGGATCACGCGCCCGACCTCACCGATCCCGCACGGCGGCAGCCACACACCCGTCAATGCGCGGATGTTGGAGGCCGCGTGCCTCTTGACCGCGAAGCTCGACAACGTCGAGCGGATGGTCGATACCCAGACGCTTGAGATGGCCTCACAGCGTTTTCGTGGCGGGATCGGCTTGCAGGAACTCTTGCTCGAAGCGGCCTGGGCCAACGGTTACACGGGCCGCAACTTCCGCGATTCACGGGCGGTGCTGCGTTACGCCTTCGGTCGCGGGATCGAGGCCGGGTTCTCCACCGTCGATATCGGCGGCCTCCTGTCGAACGTCGCCAACAAGTTCCTGCTCGACGGCTTCTTCTCGGTCGAGCGGACCTGGCGGAACGTTTGCGCCGTCCGCAACGTGTCGGACTTCAAGACGGTGACGAGCTACCGGCTGGTCGGCAACGACCAGTACGAGCAAGTCCCCGCCGGCGGCGAACTCAAACACGGGACGCTCGGCAACGAGACGTACTCGAACAAGGCCGACACGCACGGCCTGATGCTCTCCATCGACCGCCGCGACATCATCAACGATGACCTAGGCGCGATCACGACCGTGCCCCGAAAGCTCGGTCGCGGGTCGGGCCTGAAGATCAATGACGTGTTCTGGTCGATCTTCATGGCCAATAGCGCGTTCTTCGTCGCCGGGAACGGCAACTACATCGTCGGCGCAGGGACGGCCCTCGGCATCGACGGGTTGACCGCCGGGGAGGTCAAGTTCCTCGATCAGGTGGACGGCGACGGCAAGCCGATCGGCGTCATGCCCGCGATTCTGCTCGTGCCGACCGCGCTCTCGGCGATCG